GTGCTTACGGTACAGCAGGCACAACTCCATTCGGCACAGCCGGAGATTTCACAGACTTCGCAAAAATGGCTCAGATTCTCGACGACAACGGTTGTCCGAAATCTAACCGTTCTCTTGTTATGAGTTCAGAAGCTTTTGCAAACCTCCGTGGTAAGCAGAACCTCTTGCTCAAGGTAAACGAAGCAGGAACAGATGAATTCCTCCGCTACGGTTACACATCACCAGTTCAGGGATTCACTCTCTGGAACTCTGCAGGACTTGGTACTCACACAAAAGGTACTGGTTCAAGCTACGTAACAAACCTCGCTTCTGCTCTCGCTAAGGGAGACAAGGTTATCGGAATCGACACAGGTTCTGGAACTGTACTTGCAGGTGATGTTGTTACTTTCGCAGGTGACAGCAACAAATACGTTGTAAACAAAGGTGTTGAAGCTGCAGGTTCAATCGAAATCGGTGCTCCGGGTCTTCGCCAGTCACTCGCTGACGGCGTAGCAATGACAATCGGTGGAGATTACACTCCTTCAGTTGCCTTCCACAGAGACGCACTCAAGTTGCTTGCTCGTGCTCCAGCTACTCCTGACTCAGGAGATAACGCTATTGACAGCACAGTAATCTACGACCCTGTTTCAGGAATTTCTTTTGAAGTACGTGTTTACGGTGGATATCGTAAAGTACGTTACGAAGTTGGTCTTGCTTGGGGCGTTAAATGTGTACAGCCAGAGTTCTGTGCACTTCTTCTCGGCTAAGAAAAATAGAGGTTGGGGAAACTCAACCTCTATAACTTGGAGGAACCAATGGCTCTTATTCACATTATTAGAGACGTTCCAGAGTATAAAGGCGGAGCACTCGAAGCCGATATCCCGGAACAGGATTACCCTATTCTGAATGCAAGAGGCTGGCGTAAAGCAGAAGGCAAAGCTCCTTCTAAGCCGGTTGAACCTGCTCCAGAAAAGGAATCTGAAAAGCCTTCTGAAAAACCCGTAGAAAAGACAGTCTTCAAAGGAGGCACAAAATGATTATCGAAAAGGTAGTTAATGGTGCTCTTCAGAAAAAGAAAGTCTTTGATAAGGATATCCTTTTCTACACAAGAGAAGGTTGGAAGGTAAGCAAAGACAAGGAACTTCCTGCTAAACCTAAAACTTTTGAAAAGAAAGTTGAAGACAGCAACGAAGATTCTGACTTCGAACCATTCAAGAAAAAGAAATAAACAAAGGAGAAATGTATGAGTGACGCAGCAGTTGAAGAAATCGAAATCAATCTTATCGTCGAAGACGGTACCTGTACGCAGGGTGCTAACTCGTACATTTCTCTTGAAGATGCCGTTTCTTATCAGACGGACAGAAACAGAACGGACTGGCTTGAACTTTCAGACAATGAAAAGAAAGCAAGTCTCATTAAGGCTACACAGTATGTAGACAACCTTTATAAGTGGAAAGGTATCAGAAAGTATCATCAGGAACAGCCTCTGAACTTTCCTCGTGTCAATATTTACATCGAAGGTTATCCTGTTAAGGAAATGCCTCGTCAGATTAAAGACGCTGTTTGTGAAGCCGCATATTACGGTTTTCAGGAAGATTTATTTACGGTTCGTGAAAGCGATATCGGAAATATCAAGAGAATCAAAGATGTTGTTGAAGATGCAGTAGAAGAAGAAATCGAATACTTCAATAAGTCTGAATCAAAAGTCGACTTCATTTCAAAATATGCTGCATTGGACTCTATCCTCAGAGGTTTGTACGAACCTCTGAATACAAGCCGTATCAACGGTAAGGCAGACTGGGATTACTAATGGCGTTCAATTATCCGAAAATGCGAAAGTTAGCAGATAAACTTCTCTCTAACCAAAAGTTCGGTGGTCCTTTTGTCCTCAAGAAAAAGACAGGACAACGCTATGACCCGGAGACCAAAAAGCAGATTGCAGTTTACGAAGATTATAAAGGTAATTGTGTAAAGAAAGTTTACAAGGATGACGGTAACGGACATCTTAAAGATGTTCTTAAGGCCGGAGACTTGGAATTTGTCTGCACAATGCAGGATATAAATATTTTTCCAGATAAAAACGACCAGATTGTTTTTGAAGGCGTTATTTACAATGTCATTACACCGGAGTTGGTAGACCCTACGGGAAAACTTCCCTTAGTGCATAAGTGCTATGCAAGGAGGGCGTAATGGCTATTAGTTTTGCCCTCAAGGTAATAGGCACAAAAAAGTACATAGGTGGAATCGAAGTCATTGAAAAGACAAAGGAACAGTTACTCCGAGACCCAACAAAAGACCTTTTCTTTAGACTTGATGAAGAAATCCAGAAAGAATCACACGGCAGAGATTCTTTATATACAAATGTTCGTATTGTATATATTTCAAAACTGTCTGGTGGTGTAGTTGCATACGTGAACAAGAAAGGAGAATTCAAAAACCCTTTAGAAGAAGCAGAAAAAAGAGAAGGAATGGACGACTGGCTGTCGTGGGAAGAGTTTGCAGTAAAATACCCGACAGACCCAAATAAATTTGCTAAAACAGAATTGAGTGCTGAAAAACAGGAAAGTATGTCTGTCGCACAGAAAGAAGCATTAAAGGATTTGGAAGCAATAGGTGTTCAGTCGGAAGTAAAAAGGCAGACAAGAAAACAGACAAAAAAAGATTCCAGTGCTAATAATGTTAAAAATAAAGTTAAATCAACCTACGTTGCAAAAACTGCAGAACAAAAAGAGGCTCTTAAGGCAAAACAGGCCGCTTTTAAGGCTTTGTTGGAAAGAAAAAAAGCTCAGATGAGAAGACAAATCAGCAGTTCTACAGCAGCGTTAGTAAAAGCAACCCCTCAAAGAACTGTAACACATACTGTAAAAAGTGTGAGTGCAGACAAAATGTTGTCAAAATCTTTTGCAAGTATACCTCACGGAAAAGCAGGTTCTGTAAGCATTTTTCAACCAGAAAAAACAAGGTCTTTTATGCTTAATATTTCTGCGACCGTTCCTGCAGACGTTGTTGTACCAAACAAGAAATATAAAATGCCAAAGATTGTACAGGACTCAACTATTGCTTTATACGGAAAATTAAAGAAAGAAGAAATGCAGAAGGTTGTTTTCTTTACTTGGAGAGGATGCCTTGCCTGTGCAACCTTCTTTCAAAGTTTGGTTGCAAGAACACCAATGGATGAAGATTACTCATATGAGACAGATATCGTTAGAAGTGACAGAGTAAAATTTTACAAGAACGGAAAATTAAAATCTCAAAAAGAATTGATGAAGGATGCTAACGTAAGAATCGGAACAGGAATAAGAAAACATAAAGCAGACGCAGAGTATATTCGTGGTGATTGGACGATTACTTTCAGAGGAAAAACATTCAAGGCATTTGAATCTCAACCTGCAAAAGATTCTGACCACATCTCTGTTGATTATACGTTTACAGAAGACCTGTTCGAAAAACTCGGAGACCAGTCTTCTATATTCAAGATTGCAGACACGATGTTTGAACTTACAAAAGATTCCGGTGATTTAAGTTCCGTGTGGTCAGAGTTTAACATCAATCCTCGTTGGCAGGCTCTTGAATTCGGCGGTTGGTATACTCATCAATCTAAAATGGCAAGAGGTGCTAAATATTCACACAGAGTTGATTCTACCCTTTTGTCTTATCAGGCACCAAGAGGTTTCTGGAGAATAACAAGATTTGAATGGAATGAACTTGTTCACACTGGAAAATGGAAAGGCTCTATTGAAAGTTATATCAATCCAAGAAAGAAAAAGATTGATGTTTCAAAAGTTGAAAGCATTGCAATGAAAAGTCTTCTTGAAAAATACCCGGAACTCAAAAACAGAAATACAGCAATCGGAGTTTATAAATGACAGACGCATATATAGAAAAACAGGTCACAGACTACTTCCTCAAGATGAACGGAATAACAGTAAACGAAGACGGGACACACCCGGAAGTATGTTTTGCTAACGAAGAATTTGAAAGACCAGACGACGGCTACTGGTATGAAGTGTACTTCATTCCAAGTTCGCCTATGCAGATAGAACTGGGAACAACGGCAAGAAGCCGTTGGATAGGATTGCTGCAGATAAATGTCTGCACTCCTAAAGCAGCAGGAACTACCCCTTCTCTGGACCGATATGAGTCCATAGCGGAACATTTCAGAACGGGTATGTATATAAACGGAAACATAAGGGTTATCAAAACTTCCAGAACTTCCGCTACGGAAGACGGTGACTTTTATGTATTACCTGTAACTGTAGAGTTACAGGCTAATCTTGATAGATAGGAGCTGAGAAAATGGCTACACCTCAGTATACAATCAAAGTTGGTGCTGATTCTAGTGATTACTTTTCTCGTGAAGTTACTATCTCTGACAAAGTAAAAGGTTACGAAGTCGGAGACAATGACGCTTCTGTGCTCGGACTTATGAAAGATTCTGACCTTAACGTATCTGACGATTACCAGTACCCTGTACTTGTAAGACGCACAGGCGACAGTCTTAAAGGTACGACAGAATCAATCGAGTCAAACGAACTCAGAAAAGGAAAAACTAAGTCTGCTCCTCGCAAGGGTAACTCTTCTTCGGAAGGTTCTCTTGATTATGAACTTTCACCGGAGACTTACGACGATATTTTCGAAGCAGCTCTTCGTGGTGAATGGAAACTGTGGATATCTGACTCGAAAGTTAAAGGCTTAAACGATGCCGATTGGGTAAAGTCTAAGTCAAATCTTGACGGTTGGACTTATGATGACGGTAAGTTCGAATCTAAAATCAGAAAGAACGGAGATATGATGGAAGACCTCCCTGCAGGTCAGCATCAGACACTCTTGCTCTCAAACATCACAGACACTACAACAGACTCTGTTGTTAAAGTCTCTGATAAAAACAAGATTGAAGTTCACGAACTTACCTGTGGTGAACAGGATATCCGCTACAATGTTCTTAAGCATTTCGGCGGTGTAAAAGATGATGACCTTTTCCAGTCGTTCGAACATCTTGCAGTTAATACTGTAAGTTTGTCTGTAACACCGGGACAGATTATCACAGGTTCTTTCGGTTTTATGGGTTCAAACAATCCGGAAATCGTACAGTGGGGTTCTGACTATACTGTTGCAAAACAGTATAACGCAACTATTGCTACAGAAAACGGTTACTACACTTATGATGCAACAACAAAAACTTATTCAGTAGCAAACCCACAGCCTTCTTCACAGTCGGATATCGATACGGGCAACTATTACACGAACACAGCAAATGGTTGTGTAAAGAAACTCGAAGGAAGAATCCTCAAACCTGCTTCACTTACAACTGTAAGAACAAATGCAGAAGTTATGACTTGGCTTGCTGCTCTCCCAGAGAAAGGAACATCAACACTGCAGTACACTGCTCGTGAAGGTTTCCTTTACATCAACGGAGAAAGAGTTCGCTATGGTTCAAACCTCACATTTGAACTTAACAACGGTCTCAACAAGATTTTCGCAATCTTCGAAAAAGACGCAATTTCAGTATCTGCACTCCAGTTGGACATTACTGGACAGCTTGAAGCATATCTCATCAAGGGATATTCAGAAAAGTTGTATCAGTTGGCTGTACAGGATAAAGATGTTGAAATCGTATTCTGTTTTCAGGACAGAGAAGAAGACCCAGAAGCACTTTATGTGGTTCAGATTTTCAAGACAAAGTTTACAGACACAGATGTTTCATCTGGTGCCGAAGAATTACAGGTAAGTTTCCCTTACCAGTCATTCGAAGAAAAGGCTGTTCGTATGCTTCGTCTCAGAAAACGAAGAGTCCGTGCTTTCGGTTTTGTTCCAGAAGTTGAAGGCGAAGACAATGGAACTCTTACAGTTTCATTTACAACTCCTCCAACTGTAGACGGTGTTGTAACAGCACCGACAAGTGACGAAATCACCTGTTCAATTACAGTTGACGGAACAGATGTAACTACAACTTATGACACAACTTCATTCTCAACAGACGGCACAGTTGCATTTACATTCGACAAGATTGAAAAACCTTCTACTGGTTCGAAAGTAGTAAAAGTAGTTGTTACTTACAACGGCTACTCAAAAGCAGCTGAATACTCTGTAGACGCTGACTAACCAAACGGGGAGCGTCTGCTCCCCTACTTTACTTTTTATAAGGATTTAATATGGCAGAATCAATTAACATTGCAAAGTTCTTTACAAAGAAAAACGAAGAGGAAGGAGTTCCACACGAACTTTATATCGGTGGCGAAAAGACAGGTATTGTCGCTTACGTATACGGCGTAAACTCAAACGCTGTTACTCTTGCAAACGAAACATACCGCAAAGAAATGGCTGAAATCAACGGCATTAAAGACCCTCTTATGAAATCAAAAAAGACAGACGCTGCCTTTGCAAAGAGAGTTGCCGCTTTCGTTAAAAAGTTTGAAGGCGTAGACGGTCAGCCTCTCGTAATTGACGGTGCTCCGGTTACTGAAAACGATTACTCAAAAATCATCGACCAGTCACCTCTCATTGCCCGTGCAATTCTTGAATACGCAAGTGATACAGAAGGTTTTTTAGACAGTCAGAAGAACGACTAAAAGAAGCTGTTCAGCGTTACTTCTATCTAAATACCAAATACGAAAAAAAAGCACCGACTTACGAAGGAAAAAACTCAAAGAAAAAAACTTCTAAGCCGGTGTATACTACGCACAAGGAAGAAAGAGACAGCTTCATTAAAAAGTTCGGTGAAAAAGAATTCGAACGTGTCTGCGAAGAAGACAAAACTTGGGCGAAACTAAAAGACATTGAAATCCCTCAACAATACTCTTGGCTGTTTGAACAATTCTGCAGCATCTGGTGGTCCTGTGAACGAGACTTCAACGGAAACGTAATTTTCCGTCCTCGTGACATATTGGACTACGAGGAATTTATTGGTATACAATTCACATATAAAGAACGAGGTCTTTTACTACAGATGAAATATTGGGCAGCTGAATCGGTTTACGAGGTAAAGGAACAGTAGGAGGTCGTTATGGCAAAGCAGAACTCACAGCAGGTTTTAATAGACTTACAGGCAGAAGCAAAGGCTCAGGGTGCATCAGAAATAAAAAACTTGTCAGATGACATTATCGGGTTAGCCGGAGCAGGAAGCCTTTCTGTAGAAGTCATTCAGTCATTAAACTATGCCCTCTCTACTCTCCAGAGTTCAAAAGGATTAAAAGGATTCCAGAATATACGAAATGAGTTAGCAGGTTTACTCAAACAGCTTAAAACCATAATGAGTATGACTAACTCAAAAGGAATGACCAGAACCTCTGCAAAACAGGCATACTCAAAAGTTTATGAAAATACCGTAGCAGCGGTTAGTAGAACTAAAACAAATAATGGTTACGCTTTAACCACGGAAGAGACAAGAATTACGAAGGTTCTTGAATCAGCCTCTCTAAGAATAGACCAGACTACAACGGCTTTATTGCAGGCTTCTGAGAAACTAAGTGAATTCGCTTCTAAAGTGAGTAGTCCAGAAGGTGCTAAACAATACGCAGTTGGAGCCGTTGAAATGGCGAAAGCCGCTATTGATATAGATGCGAATGAAATTAACAAAAGGTCAAAAACTGCAGCTGCAAGACGAAATCGTGCTATTGCAGAAAGACAGGAATCATTAAACGACTACCTTATAACTTCTGGAAGAGCAGAAGCTTATAACGCCGCTGCAGTTTCTGGTCGTATCGCACGAGCAAAAAAAGCAGAACTTGAAGCAGAGAATATGGAATCTAAATACTGGAAAAACAAGTATTTAGGAAGTAATTTTACAAACAATTTACGAATGGGCTTTGGAAGACTTGAAACTGAATTTCATCAGCGTAGAGGTCTTACCGGAGTTCTTTCTCGCTTCGGAGAAAACCTTGCAAAGGGTTCTAAGTTTGGAGATGTGTTCAATCAGGGTATAGCCGGAGCAGGAGTAAACTTAGGCGGCATTGCATTTGGTGGTGCCGCTATGGGTATCGCTGCTTTGGGGAAAGGAATTGTAGACCTCTCGAAAGCCTCTATCGAAGCATACGAAAACATTGAAAAAGTTAAGACTCAGTTAGGCGTTGTTTATGGTACTCAAGGTGAAGCCGATACAATGTTCGGCAAAATCTCTCAGTACGCTATTAAATCTCCTTTCGGTGTAAAAGACGTAGCAGAACAGGCAACTATCTTAAAGCAGTCTGGAGTTGCAGAGTATGAACTTATGCCTGTACTCAAAAGTTTGGGAGACTTGGCCGGCGGTAACACAGAAAAAATGAATCGTCTTGCCAACGCAGTTTCTCAGATTGCTGCAAGCGGTACTGCAACAGCAAGACAGATGCGTATGTTTACAATGGCCGGTGTTCCGATTTATAAAGCCATTGCAGACGTAAAAGGAATAGAAAGAAACGATGTCCGTACTCAGATACAGAAGGGCAACGTTACTTATGAAGATATTGTAAAAGCACTTGAAAAACTTACTCAGGAAGGCGGACCGTTCTATAAAGCAGTAGAGAAAGGTGCTAAGACTTTAGCTGCAAGAAAGCAGAACCTTGCCGACATCAAAGAACTTGCAGGTTATGAGGCGGCACAAGTTAAAGAGTTAGGTTATAGTCCTGCTGGTTTTTCAAAATGGTGGACACAGTTTCAGGAAGATTTTTTTCAAGGTTTGTACGAAAACAGAAAAGAAAAAAGAGTTCGTACATCTGTAAGAGAAGCTGCCGATACTGAAGATTTTATAGACTCTATTGACAATAGAATTAACACAACGACAAATCCTGATGAAATTAGATATCTCAAAGTTCTTAAAATGAATGTAGAAAATTTGTCAACTATGTCAAGAGACCAGAGAGAAGCGGCTCTTTCAGAAGGATATATTTATAATAACGAAAGGTTACAGGACCTTGAATATCAATTATTACAAGCAACAAACCTTGCAGGAAGACTCGATGATGAAAGTGTGTCTTTAAGAGAAAAAGACGAAATTACAAAATATTTAAAATCTCTCGGGGTATCTGTAAGTAAAAATCAGCCAGAGCTAACTCCGGGAATGACTCCAGAAGATGTCGATAAAGGAACAACTTATTCTGTAGATTTTAGAAAAATAGAAAAAGAAATCGACAAAGTTCGGAAAGAGTTTGAAAGTTTGTCTCCTCGTTCAAGTAAGGCTGCTCTTGAAACTTCCAACCGTGCCTATCTTAAAGAAGTAAATCAGAGACCTCTCGGACAAGCCGGACAAGGAATATTAGATACTGTTAAAGCGTTATACGAACAGTCTAAAACGGCAGAAGACGAGAGAAAAAAGCAAGAAGAGGAAAAGAAAAAAGAACTCGTAGATATTTACAATGAAATGAAAGCAATGGGCTTAAGTGACAAGAACGCATTTGGCTTTATGCGAAATACAATGGGTGTTTCTGAGGCTGTTGAAAAAATGGGTAGGTATACAACCATTGATGATGAAGCATTGTCATTTTCTCCTAAAGACTTTGCTCAATCTTATAAAACATTAACTACTCAACTTAAAGAAATTGGTCCAGCTTTCCTTAATGGAGTAGCACAAAGCGGAAGAAACGCAGACCCGTTCAAAGATTTAATTGACAAACTCTTAGACCCGGCTCAGGTAATGAATTTGCAGCAGAATTTCAGAATCTTTACAGATATGGTAGAGGGGCTTGGTGGAGAAACAAAAGAACTTGGACAGATGATGCTCCAGAACAGAAAGTCTCTTGAAATTGATGAAAAATATCTCAATTTTGAAGATAAAGGAAGAGCAGGACATCATTCCCTTAATACTGCATACTCATCTTTAATAAGAAGACAATTAAACAACGTTTTTGGAATATCTCTTGAAAGACTTTTAGGAACAGATTTTGGAACAGTAGGTCATACTCAAAAAACAGAAAGTACAGCTCAAATAACGAAGTTAATGCAGAATACTTTTAACAGGAATATAAACTCTGCTGTTGCAACAGCAATGTTGAGGAACGGGTATGGTTATCAGGACGTTTCAAGAAAAGTATCTCAATCTTCTGCTGATATATATAAAAGATATCAGCAGGATTTGTATAAGAAAAACGGCTCATTAGCAAATAGTGGAGCATCTTACGGAAGATTCAGATTTAACTTTATAGACCAAGAAAGAACCGCTAACAACCTTGCTTCTTTTGCCTTAAACTCAAGTAATTCAAATATTCTTTCAGCTTATGCACAAGAATTAAGTAAACAGGTAGAACAACTTGACACCTTCTTTGTAAAAACTATGACAGAAGGTGAAACACAGGAAAATTCTCAACGACTTAGAGATTTGCGTGCTTGGAATCAGCAAGGTAAATTAACAGACGATGAGAAAAAAGAGTTGAAACGCCTCGAAGATGAAAACGTAGCAAAGCAGTTATACGGTGTCGCAGAGATGTCTGACGAATTAAGAACTCAACTTTCTTCTTTGTCTCATCAAATGATAGAAGCATCTGACGGGACAATGCAGTATTCAGAAGTTATTCTTAACGCTATTGATACAATAAGAAAAGAAAATGCTGCAAGACAAAATTCTGTTGCAATTATGGCAGGCTTACAGAAAAGTGTAGAAGATATGAAGAATTCTTTTCAAGAATCTAAAATACAGATGTATAAAAATAGCGGTATACTTGCTGATTCTGCACTTCTTTCTGGTGTCGATTATCAAGACAGAGATAAAGTTTTCAGTTATCTTGAAAACGCAGTAAAAACAAACGAGGAAGTTATTAATAAATTAGTGGCTCTCGGGATTCCGAAAGACCAAGCCTCTGAGGTTATTTTTGGGAAACTCCTTAAAGGAAATTCGAAATTGTTTAGCGGGATAACTACTAGCGAAGTTCTGAATTTACAGCAATATGCAGAAAAAAGAAATTCGCTTAAAGATACAGTAACAAGAGGTGTGGTGCCTGCTGGACAAAAGTATGCAGGAGAAGTTTTGTCTTCCGAAGAAATTGAGGATTTAAATTCTGACATTACACGTATTGAAGACGAAGTGATAAAATCCGTACAGGCTTTTGACCCGTTGATACAGGATTATGACGAAGCTGTAAAATGGTTAAATAGCAGAAATAAAGAAATAGACCCTGTTATTTCAGAGATAAGTAGACTTGTTCCGCAAGCATTGGCAGTTGTAAAAATGGGAAATACGGCAGAACAGTCAAAGATTCTGGGAGGACTGACAGACTTTACTTATACCAACAACATCCCTCACAGAGCTTCTATTA